GAGATACTCTTTAAATATAATATACAATGTGCAAGTTCCCTCTTAATTGTCAGACAATTCAAAATAACAATATAAAGATCGTTTATAAATTAAAACATATATTGTTAACAATTTATTTACAATTATGACATAATGCGTTAACAGTACTATAGTACTATATAGAGGAAAAGAAAAATAAAGACAGTTAGGAAAGACTAACAGAAAGGCTATATTATGAAAATGAGTGAAAAAACATTATTAAAGAAGATTGAACAGGCATTTGCAGAAAACTATTGTAATGGTAGTTATAAAGTAGAGTGTGAGCATGAATACGATGATGTAACATACTATGTTTTATTTTATACATATAAAACAGGTGAGACAATCGCAGTAGATATTGATGTTACGTTTTTAGGCGAAGTAAAATTTTATAGTCCAGTTCATAGCTATTACATTAGTAACTTTAATTATCATACAAAGTCTGTTATCAATGTGTTGCGGATGCTTTTTGATATGATTGATAGTAATAAAGATGCTATAGTTAACTACTATAAAATTAAAACAGAAGAAACAGAGGAAACAACAGAAAAAGAGGATTGCAAAACAGTAAAAGAAAAAGAGCAATATTTTGACACGGACTCTTTACAGCCAAATAAGAAAATAATTGCAAAAATTGAAAGCATCAATCATTGCCCAAATCAAAACACATGCTGCATTGTCTCACCTTTTGTGCATTGCAATTATAACTACAAATCAGATAGTTGTATTAAAGCACATAAGAATTTTATTCATGATTGCGAACAGGTGCATAAACAAATGAAAGCAAGAAGCAATCCGGAATGGCATCATGTTTCATTAAGAACGCTTGCCAACATTGACAATGATATGTTAGACAAAAAAAGACGTCTATATATGAGAGTGTATAGAATGACAGTAAACGTGGTAAATACTATCTATAAGTGTAATAGACTTAGTAGCATTGATAAATTAAGAACAAACCTTATACAAACCGTTAGAAATATGGCGAAGAATGGCGCTATTGAGTGGGCACTTGTTTACTATGTAAAAGCAAAAATAGATAATTGTTATTTGGTAAAAGGTTTACAATCAAGCTTTTATTCAGTAACTTACAACAATAAAAAGTCACGTTCATACACTAAAACATTTTATATTTAATAGCTGTTCTAGCGGCTACACGGGAAGAAAGAAGGAATCGAAAACAGAAAGACAATCGGTAAAGCAATTTTGGTAGCAGACAGCTGGACAACAGGCGAGTACTTATTAAACCACAATCTTAAATATGTAACGTTTGCAGCTGTACGCGGATATATGAACGTTAATCTTACAACCATTCACCCTTACAATGGTAAATATGGGAAAGGTTTCGTGCGTGTAGTTCCTTGCTACTATAATGGCAAGCCATCTACAAACTATATGACAATTCAATATTGGGTTGAAAAGTGAGGTAAAGAATATGGATAATTTAACATCACAAAAGAAATTAAATCTTGTCAGCGATTGTATAGCGGCAGAAGATTCTGTAGGTAAGTTGCACATTGATATTAGAAAGATGTATGCTTATTTAGCAGAACAGGCAGTAAATGCAGAAACATCTTCAGATATTAAGTATCTGGAAATTGCAAAAATTTCACTTGATTTTCTTGTAAGGGGGATAATAAAATGAGCTGTTTAGAAGGGGACTATAGTATTTATATTGAAGTGACTTGTTGTGATTCAAAAGGAGACGTTAAAAAAGGAATTGATAGAATTGAATCAATTAGTGATGATTTAATAGATAGAATTTTGAGAGCATATAAAGAATATTACATAGTAATAGCATGGGAAATTTGTTTAGTACCTAAAAAGGAGTAAAGAAATGAGAACCATGAGACACACATATTGGGTAGAAGTAGCTTTTCTGAATACAGAAAGTGACGATATCAACGTGGAGTATGTAGAATGTATTGGATATAATGCAAGACAGGCAAGTGATTCTGCTATTGGCTATGTGTCAAAACTTCCGTTTGTTAGTCACATCACAGTAATATCAGTAGAAAGAAAATAACAAAAGAGAGGGATTATCCCTCTCTTTTAATAGCACAAGTTAATCAACTAACAGTGATAAAATCACCAACTATAGCTAGATTGCTAACGGGAAAGTTAGTTGAAAGTGGCATGGTATAAAGTGAAGTTTGGCTATAACCAATTAACGAGAAAAAAACATAACCTTCATCAGATCTAATTACAGGGACAATAGCGGTATATATTTCTGACTCTGATGCAGCTTTTGAAAATAAATTACTTGTATCACTTGCCATAATAACCTCACTTTCTGGGTACGGATTCCACGCAATCCTTGAAATTTATGTACATCTTTTAGTTTAATGGAATATTAAATTCCACTCCATACAACTGTATCTCATCAACATTAGTATAAGTAGCGTACCCACTACCGCTTATATCAACCAACTTTAAGTAAATAGCGCCACTGTCAACTTGTGTGGCATCGAACGGATTGATTGTAAGAACCGCCACGCATTGATGATATCCGTTAGCGTCATGAATAACCGCGTTGCAATTACAGATACTTTGTTCATTTACAAAAGAAAGATTGTGACTCATAACTTTAACAGCGGCATTTGTGAAATTCTTGGCTGGACTGAAAGCCAAATCAAGAAAGCTAGCCACATGTCTAAAGCTACAATGTGCGGCGGTATTAGTCAACACAACATTCATATTATAATCATTCAGTGTGCAACCAATGCCATCAAGTGCAAATTCGCCGCTTCTGTTCCATGACGCATACCCACCCATTGCCTTATATATCATATCTGCAATTGAAGCCTGCCCACTAGCGTTAGGGTGGATATTATCGCTAGCAAGTACACTAGTCCAACGTAAAGCACTGTCAGCGCCGCTTAAAAACTTAAACTTTCCCCAATAGGTTTCATATAAGGTTTTAATTTCATTGTAAGCTTTAACTTTTGCAACAGTAGTAAAACCGATTATAGGTGTCGCAATCCATCCAATGTAAAGTGTTGCGTTTGGTAACTGTGACATTAAATCAATTGTATCTTTAATGCCACTATTGATAAGCGAAGCAGCAACAAATTGGTCATTCCAGCCGCCTGCAACAACAACATGCTTAACTTGTTTCTTTTGCTTATCTGTAAGCCCTGCTATTGCTTGTGATAACAGAGCAGAGAAGTGAGTATTTGCACCGAAACCGCTACCACCTAAACTTTTATTAACATAAAAGCTCGCATCACTGAAATACTTTTCATGCAAGATATCGCACCACGGTTTCACCATGCCGTCGGGGGTATACCCTGCCCCGTATGAGTCGCCAATTGTAATGATTCCATACTCTGTTAACCATGTGTCGATAATATCAGACAATTCACCACTTGCCTTTAAAGCATCCATGTAGTTGTCAATGGCGGTGATATAGTCCAAATTATCAATATAATTTTGAATAGCGCTTTGCCATTTGTTCCACTGTGTATAGTAATCATCCCACTTTGTATTTAAATCCTTTGTAGTAGCAAGTACCCAGTCAAGATTTAAATTGTGAAAATCTGTATACGGAAAATTTGAAAATGCCATGCAATCACCCCTTTACTTGAATTGATCACTAGGAATCTGTATACTAATAAAATTTCCTTGTATTGTAATCCTCATAACGTACCCCCTTTTTCCCAACCAAATCCATCAATCACACCAATAGAAATTGTTTCAAGCTCTTTTCCGCAATGCATAAAAAATCCATGCCCGATATCAAGTCCTATATGTCTGCCTTTACCGCCAAAAGTTGTATAAAGTAAATCTCCGTCTTTTGTCTTGTCAGGAGTCGTTATATTTGTACAACTGTTTATATATGCAGTTGAATACATATAGTGTCCAGTGACTAAGTTAATAAAGCCGCTGCAATCAATCACTGTCTTTCCTAAACAGAAAGCCTTGATTTGTGCTTTCTGTTGAGCGTTATACTTTTTAAAATAATTTGGTTCGGCGCTCCATAATGCCTCAAAAACCTCCGGAGTGCACTTTTGCCCCTTCGCACCGTAAAGGTACGCGTATTGATTACGGTTTTTGTAAAGCTCCCTCGCTTTTGCAATGTAAGAAACATTCTTATCAGGAATATCATAAATCATAGCTTAATTCTCCTTTTCTTTTACGATTGTTAATAACTCTGTAATAACTTTTGTATTGTTATTCAGAGCGTCAACCCACTTTGCACTTTCCTGGTCATGCTTCTCATACCAGGTTTTTCTTTCTTCTCTCTGTCTAATGTCAAGAGCGTTTACGTACCACATTACAGCGCCTAAACATACGCATGGTACACCAACCATTTGTGCAATTTGCGCAATTGCGTTCATAATTTCCATCTCACCACACTCCTATTAAAAGTCTATCTGCATAAAGCTTGCAAACCTTATCAAGAAAATTGTAAGCTTTAGACAGATCAATTTCCGCTTGTATCATTCGTTGGGAAGTTGTAACACCTATGTTTCCATGAATCCTTCCTTCATGCTTTCCGCTTGTTGTTGACTCATCCAAACCATTGGTAACACTTCCGTGTGAGGTGTCAGCACCAAAAGTCTGTGAGTCGCTACCACTATCAGTTGTGTTGTCAGTGTTAGCAACCTCTGGAGTTGACGAATTAAAAGCTGCAACCTTATGCGTACTGTCGGAAACTTTTCCAAAAGTTGTTGTTACGCTACCTTTATTAAACGTTTCTTCAGTATCAACTTTTCCCTTTTGGAAAGTGCCACCACCAGTGTCAGTCCAACTTTCCATTCTATCATAATTTTCGATAGGATTATAGTCAAGCTGTGTTACTTCCCACAAGTGATCAATTGACCATTGTAACGAACGAGCTACACTTGTAACATGACGTCTTAAATATTTGGGATCTTGGTAAACAGGTGTCAAATCTCCGTATGATAGTAAAAAGTGTTCAATAAGTTGTTCTTTTGAAACACCTTTAGCATATATATCATTAAAGATATTATTATCATAGTCATACATAGTCGCTATTGGAATTATAGTTCTCACGTTGTTCACCCCCTCTAATGTTAGGATATCGCAAACGTGCGCGAATGTCAAGGTTAAAATGTGTGTTAACTTTTTCTAAACATTCGTTAATAGTTTCAACCCACAATTCACATTTTGACATAACTGCGTTTTTGGTTTCTTCAACCTCATCCGTTATCATGCGTTCTTTCTTATCAGGTGCAGTATAAATACCAATTTCCATATCAAAAGCATGTTTAAGATTTTCAACACTTTCTAATGCTGACTTAACGACATTGTAGCATTTTTCGATATCATTGTTAAAGTATTCATAAAGAGGCTTTCCAGTCTCCTTATCGTATAACGCTTGATTGATCACAACAGCAAGCTTACCCGACATGATATCATCAAAAGCCACCTTAAAAGTGTCAGCAGTGCTTTTGTTTTTGGCGGTAAAAATAAAACCAAATTTTGCCAGAGCACATGCCACATCATGATTAGATAGAGTCATTGCAACTCTATGCGCGTATGAATTTATCAGATCGCCAATACCGCACCAATCAGGTGTCAATTTTACAATCTCGCAATCAGTACCGATAACCAAATCGCCATTAAAACTAGCGTCAAAAGCCGGGTTGGCAACTACATAGTTAGTTGGTTGATACTGCACATCGAACCCATACGGGGAACCATGTTGAGGGATGATTCCAAATCTTGCAGTATTCATAACACAAAAGTTTCCTTTTAAAAACAAAAGTGGATAGATATAATTTTTTGACCAATTTTGAGGCATACCATCAAAAATGATAAGACTTTCTGCACGTTGCAAAAAGTAACGAAAATATGTTGCGTAGTCCCAAGTGTTGTTAATGTGAATCATGTTGGGATTTTGCCGTGACTCGTATTCATTTATGACTGGACTTGATACCACTTCGCCAACGTAATAGCCGCTATATACAAAAGGTTTCATTCTATAAAAATACCCCCATTCAAAAAGTCGTTAATTATCGCTTTTCCGTTTTCAGTTGCGCTGCAACTTACATCCGCGCTTTCGCACTGTAAAAAACCAGATAAACCAGATAAACTTATTTTTTTACAAACTGGATAGCCAAAATGTTCATAATCACGGTTTGGCTGATTTGCAAAAATCGCTCTCAATGCAATAACGTTGCTACCTACCATTGTACCACCACTACCGCCGCTTGTTTCAACCGTGGGTGCAATACTGGAAATTCCAGACTCAATAGCAGATATACCACCTAAAATGTTATGCGTTGCAAACGAAAAAGCGGCATTGATTGCACTTGATACAGTTCCTATTACATTTGTAGAGCGTGAAGAATAACTAACAGGAGCGCCACAGTTTCCAGTAGCTGTAAAAAGTAGTACATTTCCGGCGGTAACTGTAACGAAAATAGCACCGTTTATGTCAACAGAATATTTTATTGATAAGGCATCAATATTAGCAAGCTCTTTAGAGGATAATCGCATCGTTCCAATAAATGGCAATGTCAGTACATACTGTGTAAACGGTTCAAATAGCATGTATTTGTTGGTATCGCTTTCGCTGTGATGTGGTACAGCTAAAGATACAGTATGAGTAAACACTTCGCCCGTTCCAACGTCTCTGCCGCTATAATTTGTCGACACATAGCCAAGTACAATTTGTGTTGGTGTGCCACTTTCCACAGTAAAAGGTATCCAAGTTGCACTTTGTAAATAGTCTTGTGGTCGAACGATTTCTTTTTGCACATCCGATGGCGTTTCAAGTATTGTGTTTAAACCGTTTAAATAATCAGTCGAATATAAATATTTTGTTATAGCTTTAAACGTTGCAGGATGTAAAGATAAAAAAGAATTTTCGCCACTACCGATAATGCAACACATAATTGAACCAGTTGTTGAAGTCGGTAAAGTTGCAGTTGATTGTGAAATAGTTGGCTGTGCAGTAGTTGGAAACATAGTATCAATCAAGTATCTATTAAAGTTTGCAACAGTCGAGGATCTTGTTACATACATAGAGTTACTTAATATCTCATCTTTGTAGCTTGCCAAATAATCACAAGTACAAGAAATTTCATAAGTAGATTCTACATATGTAACATCATTTACAAAATAGTATCTTCCAAAAGTTTCACAGTATGCAACATTCCAATCAAAAGGTGCAACACCTTGTAAAATAAAAGTTGGATTTTCTACCGATGTACCGCTTTTAAGTACACAAGATACACCGTCTGACAACGTGGGTATTTTTGTACTATTTATTCTTTTATCTGATTTTCCAAATTTAACTTCAACTGCCATGTGTACCCCCTTCAAGAAAAGGGGCTTGAAGCCCCTTTGTTTAATCAAGTAAAATCAAAATTGCATTTTCCGTAAAGTCGACAGGTGTCTTAAAAGTGTAATGATTCCAACCGTTTCTATATCCAAATCTTGCGTTTAATGGCTCAAGTGCGGTCCATTGATCAATCGGAACAATTCCTAAAGTATCAATATCCATCATAATTCCTAGAACGTTGTCAACTGTTTGATTTGATAAAGTAAACTTTGTCTTTCCATCTAGTTTTACCCCCTCTGCACTTCCTTTGATTTGCATTGGATTAGAGGGGTCTGTCCAGAAAGTTACTTTCTCATAATCTCCTAACTCTGCTTTTTCTGGATGGAAAAACTCACTACCATTAGCCTCAAAATAATTTCCAAATTTTGAAACCAGATAAAAACGCAAGTCAGCGGCGTCTGTATGCCGATTTACAACTTTGCCGGTGAAATCACCGTGAAAACGAGTGCCACGAACAGCAAGGTTTTCTTTAAGTGTTTTCATCTCAGCGGAAAGCCAAATCATGAATGGTCTAAAATCAGCTGGATTCATAATTGTTTTCGCAGTCATTGCTAGTCCCGTTTCAGCGTTATACTTTGTTAATGCATGGAAAACTTGTTCTTTCTTGCACATATTTCCGCTTGTAGGTGCAGCTTTACCAGCATCTGCAAGGATAATTGCGAGGTTTGCGAGTTGTGCGCGTGATCTATTTTCAAGGTCAATCTCATACACATTTGAAAATTCAGTCATTAGCATTGAGAAATATTCCGCAACTCCTGACTCTGAATCAAATGCAGCATTGATCTGATTCTTATAAATGGTATATTTCCTTGCAAAAGTCTGACCACCACTAGCGATTGTAAGAAGTACATCATACTTTACGGGCTTTGTTCCTGCTTTCCAGTCTTGACTTGCCTCAGGTTTAGCAAGCTCGACATTAATATTCCACTCATCATTGTCAACCTCAGAGTCATTTACAATGGGCGTAAACTTTCTAATATAATTTCCATAGCGTTGATCATCCCAAACCATACCAGAAAGTTTTCGTGAATATGGTCGAATAGAATGAATTGATTTTGCAAGAACTGTTGGAATGATTTGATAAAGGTTGTCATCTTCTCTATCAAAGCCCATTTTAAATGTATTTTGCATCTGCCCAAAAGTTAAATTTTGTGCAGACGTTCTACCAGTATACTGCTTATACATTTCTGTAAGTAATGGCGCAATTTGTGTATATGTAAGATTTGCCATTGTTTATACCCCCTTAGAAAAATTTACTAATATCTGGTTTATCGTTTGAACCGCCAAAATTATTTCTACCATTTGCAAGCTGTTGCGCTTTTACAAGTGCTGTTGCAAATTTATCATAATCAAAAGATCCATCATTCTTTTGCTCCTGCTTCTGCTCCTGCTTCTGCTCTGTCTTTTGATCTGTAGTAACGTCAAACGCTGCAATTTCATCTTTACTGTAGCCTGCATTTACAAGCTTCAAAATTTCATCAATTTTCATATTTTAACCTTCTTTCTTTATTTGTTGACAGCTGTAAACAGACTCGAACTGTTATTATATGATTCAAAGTCATATGTGCTAACCGTTTACACTATACAGCAGTAATAGGCGGTCTGTCTGTCGTCCCCGACTCGCACACACTGGCTAGTGTTTGGATAGTGCAACCGCCTATTTATTATATAACATTATATATAATGTTTGTCAATTACAACTTTATAAAATATCATACCATGATACACAATCAAACGAAGCTAAAAAATCACACTGTGTTTCATAGTCTGAAAATGTTATGTCGCCACTTATAAACATTGGTTTTAGATACTTTTTACTACTTGTTTGCCATCTTTCTAGTGATGATGGCGAAGTATCAAAAACATCATCGCAGTGAGCTTTCATAGGTTTAGTCACGTAAAATTTAAAGTCTGACTTATGCAACCACACGGAAAACAAAGGTGTTTTCATATCGTGCGTGTACTCTTTTAAGTTTTGGTGTCTTATTCTGTCATCTTCCAAATCCATAAATTCGTTATCAAGTTCCATTTTTGCTCTGCCTTTTGGAAGATTTCTATAAAAAGCGTTTTGTCTCTTTTTCTCTGAAATAGGAGACTTAAACGGAATTATAAGCGTTGTTTCGCACCTGTCTACCTGTGTGATTTCAGTTCTTTCTTTCACGGCTTTGTAACAGTCTGGGATAAGTCTGTATCCAATTAAAATATTAGACATAATTGCGTTAGAGTTCCCAAAAAACCATGTTCTTATTTTTTCCGTTTCTGAATCAGGGCGGTTTCTGAATAGCACTTCCATAATATTTTTATATGCCTGAAACTCATTTTTTATAGGGCGGTCGCCTTTTTGCGGTATAAACTCGTCAAAAATTACATCATAAAATCTTGTAAAGTCTATGCCAGTTTTGTTTTGAAAAGTAGACAGCGAAACACCTACTATAAAAGGTTTATCGTTTTGTAAGTCCTCGTATGTCAGATACGCTTTGCCGTATCCTTTTTTGTCGTTATATTTCAAACGAATATCTTTTCCAAACCAATCAGGCTTTACAAAGTCGCCTATGGTCGAAAAGCTGTTTTCAAGCGCAACGTTTGTTCTACGAACGTATAAAATAGGATAGTGTCCGTCATTCCATATATCGCATATCAAATGAGATTTTCCGATACCTCTACCCCCTATAATGGCAATGAATCTTTGTCCAACGTCGCAAACGTATTTATAATTTAAATAACCGTTTTCTTTATATAAACTCATATTATCACCTCTTAACTTAAAAGAGGGAAGCCAAATCGACTTCCCTTTTGATGTGAACAACTTGTTTTTTCATCCCAGCACACCCTACCATTATAAAAATTAAACAAGCTCAAAATTCATGTATGTGCGGCCTGCTTTGCTCTGTGAGCGTGTCAGCTTAAACTGTAAATTGTAAGTGCCCATGAAATCATATGCGCTTTCTGCTGTCTTGATCACAGTTGGACTCGATGTAGCAATTGTTACAACTTCACCTGTCTCAATGTCAGTATGATAAAAAACAGCAACTTCCTTATCATCATCTGTTGTGTATCGTACGTAATCAGTTACGTTTACAATACTATCATCTGGCAAATTTTTCATTAACAAATGATTGTCATTCGCCATCTTGAACATTTCTTTCTTGTCAAATTCTCTTGATTGTCTTTCAATTCTCATTTTCGTTATCCTCTTTTCTTTTATTTAAGGGTATTATCCTTTACAAGTATATAATAACTTATTTACAAAGTTTTGCAAATAAAACGTTATTTATTCCACTATTTCATCAACTATAGTGTAGTTCTTTATTTGGTCGTCCGATAAACCTATTTCATAATCACGCGGTATCATACAACTATAACCAGTATATTCTGTTACCGCTTCTTTGCCTTGATAATCTTTAACTTTTACTTTTGTAACGTTATCGCTGTCATTATACCAGATTTGAAAACCACCACTATTCTTAATTTTAAACCCCTCTCTAAAGTTATCAAGGTTTTTGATTACTTCAACACCTCTTGATTTTTTGACGCCGGATATTGTACAGCCAAAATATGTTTTATCTTTTGTTTCTTTATAAGCGTTAAAACAATACTTCTTTGCACCTAGAGTTTTAAAATCTTTGTATTCTGGTTCATACCTATTTTCAGATTTTAGATCACTTTCGCAATCAAAATATCCGATATAATATTTTTTGCCGTCAATGTCGACAAAACTATTAGTTTTTTCGCAAAGCTCATATATCCAATTATTTAATTCTGTCAATTTGTCAAAATTGAAATGAGTTGCTTTACAACTGTCTGTGTCACAGTAAATATATGAACTTTCCGCACATGCTAAAATCCTACGCAAATGCTTTCTTGCGTGGGCTGTTGTATATACACCCCATACATAAGGCAAAACGCTTTTTTCACTTTGCTCTGAAATAGATTTCTCTTCTGGAATTGAAAAGCCGCTTGCATCAACCTTTTCTTTATATGCGACATCATTTTCATACATTGAGTATGAAAATTCTTGCCATTCGTTTTCTAAATACATCATAATAGGGTGAATAGGATCTGTAGCCGCCATGCCATATATACCATTTAATTTATTTTTTGCCTTCGTCAAGTCGTACTCTGCATCTTCCCTTTCTTTGCTATTTGGTGTGGTGTGCTTTACAGCAATTTTAAGTTTTGTTTTTGCTGTGAAGTACTCCATTATTACACTTCTTACATCGTCTGGAATATATCCATAGCGTGCTGTATAGAGAGTATCTTCTATTATTTCAATGCCATCAAAATAATAGCATTCTTCAATAATTGAAAAATCTATGTCTGTAACTGTTGTTTCTAGCTCCGCCGCTTTCCACACTCTACCATTGTCAGGGTCTACCCCTTGCAAGTTGCGGCATTTGCTGATAGATAAATACGGATTGTATTGATCTTCTTTAAGTCTTACGTTTGTAAGTTTTATTTGCGCTATCCATGCAAGATTTTTACTTTTTATATACTTTACACATTTTGAAGTTACAGGCATTTTCTCAAATGCCGTCACCGGAAACTGCATCAAAAGAAGCATAGCCGGATACATGCTACTTGCGTCAAAACTATATACATCATGATAAATTTTAGCACATTTTATCATGTTTGCGTGAGTATCACCACCGCGAAAAGCTTCCTTTAAAAGTTTGTATGTTTTGTCTGTTAAAGCTAGCTTTTTCTTTAGCAGTCTGGTGGTAGTTCCTTTTCTTATAGCTCTTTTCATATCACGCCGAACATAAGAGGTACTTGTGAGGGGTACTGTTGCAATTGTATCTCTATCTTTTGTGAGCATGTATGTTATTGCTTCCCACAGTCCTAAAGTATCATTGATGATATATCCCCACTCTATAGGATTGATATAGCTTTCGTTGTGTCTGATTAACGAATAGTCTAAGTCACCTTTTGCCTTTATATGTGTACAACCTGGCATTTTCTTCGTGAAGTTATCGAGTGACATATTCGTGAGCTTATAACTGCACCTCAATTCAATACCACGCTTCTTTAAGCGCCATATAAGAGGTTTACGTTTACCAGTTGCGAACACTTCGCTATAGTCGTTTAAATAGCCAGTCATAAAAGAAAATTCAAAAGGCAGATTGTGAACGTAAATCACAAAATATCGTGACTCATTTGTTTTATAGTAAGCTTGTATTTTATCAAGTAATTTTATAAAATCAGCCCAATATCTGCCCTCTATTTCTTCTCCGTCAATGCAAGCGCTCCAAACATACATAAAAGCATCAACAGGTTTTGTGACTTCTTCGCCTTGATCATCTTTTTCAATTCGAGTACATGAAGTGGTTTCAATGTCAAATGTTCCAAATTGATCAATATAATACGGACTGTCTTTCTTTTTGCCTAAAGGTTTATGCAGAGAAAAGCCGTGTGACGGCACATAGTCCGTCACTGACTTTACTTCTATATTATCATATTTATTTGATCTATTTAAACATTGAACTATCATAATTTACAACTCCTGCCTTATATATTTCTTCTGGTTTATTTGCAACCTTTTTTCCCTCATTTGTTCTTTAAAAAGCTTATGTGCTTGTTTAAACTCACGTGCTTTTTCTTTAGGCGACAAATTGCTATTTTGAATAATTGCAACTCTAAACTCCGCTTGATCTTTTAAATTTGGGTACAAATCTTCATAGCAACTAAACAATTTATCAAGTTCTTTTCTATTATCAGTTTGCAACGCTTCAGTTAACATTGTTGTAATTTGATCGCTACCCAACTTTGCATAATTCTTATCATTTAAGTAGTGCAGTGTATTAAAAAGCTTTTCAACAACACTTTTTGGTAGTTTTGAAATATCAATGCCGTAATGCTCTTTAAACTTTTCTGTTCTCTTTTGTTCTACCTCTATACTGCCTTTTGCAGTTGAAGATTTTGCTTCAAGATAGTGCAAAAGCTTGTTTTCAAGCGCTCTCAATTCACGTATTGAAAAATCTTTGTATACAGCTTTACCAGTTGAAACATAAGAAGCATTATAAGAAACGTGCCTGTTAAAGTAGTCAACAGCATCTTGATATCTGAAAAGGGCTGTTCTATCCTCTGTGATTCTGCCTTTTGATATTGCTGTCGTTAATGTTTTGGCACGCTTGTTTGCAACGTTGGCAAGTTTGCCAACACGGGCGATATATTCGGACTTGCTAGAAGTGGAATCGATAGAATCATAATGCCAACGTGTAAAATATTTTGCCTGGATTTCTGTCTGTTTCATAACTCGATACCTCTCTTTTCTAATCTTTCTTTAATCAAATCATATTTGTAGTTATGTGGCGTGATCTCTCTAAAAATCTTTGCTATTGCGTCTTTGCTATATGCGTGTTGTTCAAGGACTGCAACAATATAATCAACCGCTTGAAGTCCTTCGTATGTCAAACATCCTGCATAGATATGTGTTGTCTCCTTCCATTTTGCATATTTTATGTCATTTACAGCTTGCAATAAAATAGCATGAAACAAGTTTTCATATGGTGTTAATTTTGCTTCTGTAATGCCGTCTTTAGGTCTTTTCATTTCTTTATATCTCCTTTAGTTTTTCTTTTTATTGTATCATGGAGTTGTTAACAAATAAAGGATAAATTATGAACAGAATGTTAATAAATTATTGTTATAGTTGGTATAGAAGAGTAAGACGAACAAATGTACTGACTCGAACAGATGTATCAATAGCCGAGCTGACAAGCGAGCCAATCGAGCGAGCCGAGAGGCGAGCGAGTACCTGGCAATCACTGGTAAATTGTCTGACAATTAAGAGGGAACTTGCACATTGTATATTATATTTAAAGAGTATCTC